CACTTGCGGGGCCACATGGCTGTGGGTAGCCGCGTCGGTTGTGCTGGGGCCACGAACTCGTGGGTAGCCAGCGGATTCCTTACTTATTAGGAGTGTACTGATAACTCATAAATGAGTCGTCATATCGTGTCCCTTTACCTAGCGAAGATGGGGTGAGCATTTCTGCAGCACTCGCTAGGACTGCTAGAGGCGGGGTAGCTACGGTTGCCACTTTAACAATGGCTCGTCCCGCTAACTTTCCAGCAGATTTAGGGTCGTTCTTAAATGTTTCAATAAAATTAATTCTTGACTTGTCGTCGTGAAATACCTGATCCTGTAAAAAGAATGCTATGTCATCCAGAGAACGTTCACCCGCTAGATACGCCTTCTTTAAACTATCTACAAAACGCAAGTTTTTGTTAAGTTCTGATTTTGGCATTTTTGCAAAATATTCAGTATCTTTTTTTGCTTCCATTTTAAAGCCATCTTTTACACCGTTAAACATTTCGTCTATTGTGACTTTACGGCTTTTAATTACTTGATTGCCCTTGCCCGATCCGGCTGCAAAACGACCTGCCTTTTTAACATCTGTCGTATGGTATTTACCAACATTTTCTTTGCCGTAGCCATAGTCAGTTGGAGTTACCTTTGCTGGGTCTAGTGGTTCGCCTCTGTATACGGTGACCCGATCACCCTTTGCCAACTTTTTTCTAGAGATAAAGCCACCCCCTGCGGCTTGTTCTCGTTCTTGTTGGCGACGTGAAACTTCTCTCTTGCCGCGATTGTTTATCTTTCTCAGCCTGTCGTAGCCAATGATCCTAGCTATGTGTGGTGGGATCATTACTTCGCCTCGTGACACGGCAATGGCAACTTCTTGGGACATACCCTGTTGCCCTGCTCCCATGCCTTTCTCCCCTGCCTTCTGGTAAGCTTCGCGGATCATCTTCTCTACGTCATCGCGGCCCATCTCATCAGCGGCTGCAGAGTTGATTACAAAGGTGCCTTCCTGTACTTCGCGGGGTACATCATCGGCTATGCTTTGCTGGTTAGTTGGTCGTTGGTTGCCGCCAACAAACTCTGGACGTTCGGCAAAGCCAGCGGGACCACCCTCTTGCATACCGACTCGACCGCCATCAGAAAAACCCTCAAAGGCATCAAAGGCTGCGTCATCAATACCGCCACCATAATCTTGACCACCATCATTATTATTGTCACCCTCACCGGGGTTAGGGTCGTATTGTGCCGCCATAGCCGCATTAACTTGTGCTTGAACTTCAGGTGACATTACATCTTCTGGACTTACTCCCGGTGCATTATCCGCTGTTTCGCTATCACCCCGGAAATCACTAAATGTACTAAACCCTTTGCTGTTCAATCCCGCTTCGTCACCGCCTGTACCCCTAACAAGAAAATTACCACTCCTAATACTATTGATTTGAGCAAACGATAATCCAGTGGCATTTACTCCGCTTTTGATTGCATCGTCTTCCATTTGTTTTTCAAAATCTATTCCCTTTGCTCTAGCTGTACCGCGACCTTTGTAAACGGCACCCGCTGGTAGAGTAGAACCAAATGTTCTGTTTAATCCTGCAACGTAAGCTTCTGCTGCTTTCATCGTACCCATTGCAGATGTGTTTCCGTTGAGGTCTACAAAGCTACCAGTCTTAGGGTTGTATGTTCCCCCGACGGATGTCATCCCGTTTTTACCGGAATAGGGTATATACTTGCTTTTTACTCCGGTTTTCTCATAGAGTCCCGTAGCTTCATTAAATGTTTCTCGAAGAGTACCCGGAACAAATCCTAACGTTCCCGCTTCAAAAGCCGCTATTTGGTCGTGGGTACGACCCCCCAAATTTCCGTCGTAAACAAACCTCATGCCACCCATTGCGTTTGTATTACCAAACCCCATGAGTGTAGACTTTCCCGGCATCCGACTAACCATTGAGCCGTTCACATCCATCAAGGCACCGCCTGTGCCGCTTGTTGCTTGGAAGGCTGCAGCGTTACGAGCTTGTTGGGCCATGTTCATGCCACCAAACGCTGTGGCAAGTACATTTATACCTACTCCGGCTGGCATTCCAGCCGCCCCCATAGAAATAGCTGATGGTTTATCACCAAAGGGTCTGCCTACTGTGGTGGGACTTAAAACTGAATTAATTTTTCTACCTACTGAATCCCTAAAGCCAGCAAACGAACTGGTATCAAATTTACCACCTGAACTTACTTGCTTTGATTGTGCTGCTTGTGCTGCTCCTATACCCGCTTGGTAGTCATCAAGCATGGAACTAAAACTGTGGTTCATGTCCCCAGTCGTTCTATCCATTGCCATCTCACCCGGAGAGGTAAAGCTGTAAGTGTTTAAACTTGTATCTGTATTTCCAAAGTTGATGTCGTCTAAATCATAGCTGGTTACGTCAGCAGATGCCTTGTACCCCGACCCATCTGAACTGATGGTGTACTGCATAGCATTTTCTGTATCGTTATTACCGCCATCGCCATCATCATCATATATATTCGGTATGTTATTCTCTTCGTCTTCATCATCGTCGTCAATAGGATTACTTACATTAATACCCGAAGAAGTATCTAGGGCTTGATTGTAGAAATCAACTGGACCCCTAGAGTATTGCTCGTAACTAATTGGTTCAGGGTTAAAAAATCTTACGGGTGGTTTAGTTGCCATTTTTTATGACCTCAATGTGGTTATTCTTCAATTGAAGGAGTGTTTCCAGTAAAGCCAGCTTCCCCTGCAGTTGGCGCAGTTCCGACTCCGATTGTGCCGTTACCACTGCCCGAATTGTCCACTCCCGGACTTCCGCTAGGTACTCCTCCAGCCTCTCCCATTCCTTGTTGTTGATTAGGGGGGCCAGCTTCTTGGCTTGCTTGTTGTTGAGCATTTTGCATCATTCCTTGTAACATCTGAGCGTAGACTTGTGCTTCGTTAGTATTGTTTACTAAGCTATCAGGATCAATATCCTGTGAGATAGCCAGTTCACGCATCAGGTTAGGTATTTTGATGAACGGAGCTAGCATGGGGTTGGCTACGGTCTGTAACAGGGAAGTAAGACGCTGAGTGCGTACTTCTTTCTGCATCACGGCTGCAACGCCGCGTGGTTTGATCTCCAAGTCACCACTTACTTCTTCAATACGGTCGTTGAACTGCATATTCCACTGAAAATACGCTTCACCAAGCGGTTTGAGGAGATAATCGTCGATATTCTTGATCACAGTCTTCATAGAAAGCCCGGCAGACCCCATTAGCATCGACAGACCGGCTGCAGTACGTCCGGTACCCGTTACGCCCGTCTGACCGTGCATTATGGACGGTATACCCGTCTCTTCGTCTGCAAGCTGCCTACTAATCTGGTACATTTGGATGTTTTCACCAGCAGTGTTAGGAAACTTAAGTCCGTTGATGGCTGTTCCGGTTACTCCTGACTGACGACGGAATATTTTTCCGGGAAAGATGTCCATGTTCTGTCCGGGAACCAAGCTTGCTTCATCTACGTCAAAGACAAGGTTGCCAGCTAGGGCTAGGTTGTCAATTGCCATACGAACGTGACCGTTCATCAGCATTTGGGCATCTTCCATGTTCTCTGCTACACCAACACCCCAAATCTGGTAGGGATTGATCTCGAATGGAAAAGCCTGAAACGGAATACGTGCCGGAGTGAAGGGATTGACTACGCATCGAAGGATCATGCTGCCACAAACCCAGACGTTAACCTGCATCTGGTCAAACTCAGTCAGTCCTTCAGTGCCTTCCATGCCTACCTCTTTGGCAAACTTGGCATCGATTACACCCCAGTATTCAAGAACCTCAAACCTGTTCTCTTGGTAGTAGGCTTCTGTTTCATCCTCACGGATGGTATCCTCGTAGTACTTGTCCTCGTAGTTTGGCCCCTTACCAAGACACTCTTCGATTGCCTCTGCGTAGAAGTGAGGACGCATAATCAAACTACGGAGTTGTTGACGGTTCATGCGGTGACGTTGTATTACGTACTCACAGTCCTCAAGGTTAGCAGCGGCAGGATCAGGATGAAAGTCCCAGATAGAAACGTGTTCGATGCGGGGGACTGTCTTCTCAAAAGGCTCGTATACTCGATTACCCTCTTCGTCTTTTACCCAGTTGTGAACTCGCTTGTAAAAGTTAAACGGCCCCTTTACTACTCCTGTACCCAACAGGCAAGACTCAAAGATAGCCTTACGCATTACATTTATTGCGTTGGTATCAAGAAGCTGATCGTGGATACACTTCTCCATCTTACGAGCCATTTCTTTAGCTGGCTCGAACTGTGGTTCACCTACTTTAGCCTTCCCCGGAAGAATCGACTCACCAAATTCCTTGCCGTAAGAACCTAGCTTGTGGGCAGGTTCAGATGCAGCAAGACCACCCGGCGGTACCTCTCGACCATCCCCCTCAAACCCGTATGGGTCAGACTGTTCTGATTGAAAGTCATCTGCTGGGGTCTTCATGTGAGCAAACTCCTCAATACCTTCCGGCATTGGGGTAGACTCGACGACTAGGGGAAACTTCTTGTTTGCAAATAAGATGTCAACAATTTGTCCGTATGCTGCAAGCACTTTAGTTTTGGTAATCTTGATAAACACCTTTGACTTTTCAGAGTCACGGTATTGTGTAGTTGAATCGTAGATTCCCCTAAAGTTTTTGTAAGCCTGAATCCAACGCTGCTCGTAGGCAAAGCGTCCGTTTTCAGAGTCTTCAAATTTAGAACGAATGTGTCCTGCCAATCCCGGCATCTGCTCACTAGGAGCAACCAGAGGGATTGACGTATCGTCATCCGGTTCTAGGAAATTGTCAGCCATCTATTTACTCCTAGCTGAAGTAATTGCGGTCTTCTGCCATTGTGTTGAATGAAGCTTCCACTGTAGGCTTAGTCTGCTTCTTTGGCATGTCTTCTGTAATCGGGCCTGTCTTCACGCGAGTTGGGAACTCAAGACCTTCACGATACAGCTTGTTTACACCCGGCTGATCATCAACAGACTCCTTGTCGGAGTTCATTATGTATGATGCACCGTAGTTGTAGTTATTGTCTGGCATAGGTTTATCTCCCCTATGTTAAGGTTGCATTGTTAAAAAGTTGTCTTCTTCACTTTTTGTAGAGTTAAATAGTTCCGGTTGATCTGCCATTATTCGTTCAATAGGGCGTGCTGAACCGGGATCAGCTACAGGAGAAGCCATAGACTGTCCTGCCGCCACTACGTCGCTAGGGGCTATTGGTAAATACTCTGTGGCCCCCGCTATTGAACCACCCACATCAGATACTGAGTCGGGTAATCCTAATTCTTTGAGGTTTTTAGTAACATCTGCTTTGGTTTCTTTTGCAGCCAGTGTAGCCACCGCAAAACCAATAGGTGGTGCTACAACTTTTAGTACGGGTTTAGAGGCTTTAGCCAGCTTAACCCAGTCGATTTTGAATCCGGCTTTAGTCATTGCGTCTTTGGTGCTTTGTGGTAGATCGTTTAAAGTCATCGGGCCAGTTTCAGGCTCCGGAGTCACAGGGGCTGGCATCTTTGCTGTTTCAACTGGTGCTTCAAAAAAGGACTCGTATCCCGGCGTTGCTCTACCAACTCTTTGAGATGGTGGCGGCACAGCTTCAGTTACATTAAATCCTGCTTCAGAAGCTGCCTCTGCAAAGTAAGTAGATACGATATTTGCATTACGTGCGTCTGGACCATCGGGGTCTAAATCTCCGGGATAATCTCCCAAATACGTAGCCTGTTCGCCAACATTTCCTTGAGCAGCAGCTTTTAGGCTTCGCCCCTCTAGATATGCAATTCGTTCAAGGGATATTCCGCTTCTTTGTGCTATTTTAGCATGTAAATTTCTTAAAAGTTCTGACCCTCTTTTACCGGGAACTTCCCCTGCTTTACCTTCGGGAGCTAAACTATCATATGTTTTTTTAGTTGCAGAATCGTAAATTAATCCCGGTATTTTTACCTGTTTAAGAACATCAGTCATATCCTTAGATGAAACAGGTTTCCCATTTGACTTTACAAAAAAGTAGCCATCAGATACTTTACCATCCTGAAGTCTACTTTGTAATATGCTATCAGCCATAATATTAACAGGCACATTAACACTTCTACCCTTTGCTCCTTGAACCTCTGCAGAGATATAAATAGCACGAGTATCGGGATAGTATGAACTTGTTTTTAATTTTCCTGCTGCATTAGGGCGGAGACCCACCTGCATATTAAAAATCACAGCCATAGCTGCAGCTTCTTGTTTTGGGTCTTTTGCTATTTCCGCAACTTGCCTAAAAAAGTTTTGCATAGTTGCTTTATCTGTCTTGATGGATACTTCTGATACAGGCTTTGGTGGTTCTTTGATACCAAATATTTTTACATTCTTTGGTGTATCAGGTTTTTCTTCAGGTAAAAATGTTAATATATTGCTGTTAGCTGGAAGTTCTCTGGCGATACGTAAGCCTACTTGACGCAGGGCTTGCATCGACTGTTTTGGACTGTCAAATTCTAAATCCAAACTTTTAAATGTTTTGGATAGAAGTGTTTCCCCAGTTTCATCAGGAGTAAAGATACTTATGGCAGAACCGGGCTGGTCGGCAATATCGCCCAGATACTTTGCAACCGTGTTACCATACGCTTTTGCACCTACTTTTAGTTTCTGCTCAGTCGCATACAGTTCTGCAACTTCACGGGCGGTAGCTGTTTCAGGATTTAATTTTGCCATGCTCTTTGGATCGTTTGCGGGGGGTTCAACCATATATCCTTGCGCTTGCAAGTCGAGTGTTGTTCCCAGTTTTTTATTTACTTTATCAAAATTTGTTTTATCAATTAGTCCGGGATACTTTTCTTCTATAACTTGTGACAACGTAAAAGCGTTGTTTTCAGTGTCAGCAAGAGGAGACATATCTTTGATAAGCTCTCTCATATGTGCAAAAGTAAATTTACGAGGTATTTTTCGCCCATTAAATATTTCAATAAGTCGTTTGTTCTCTGTACCTACAGTTTTAAACTTTTGCATCTCCTTTAATTCTTGCCCAATTACATCAGCAATTTGAGAAATTTGACTACGCTGTTCTGGAAACTTAATAGGTTTGTCTGCCATGTGTTAGTATCCAAATACTTCGTCTTGAACTTTGTGAACGTGGTTCTTGATTGCGCCTAGCTGTTGATGTATCGAAGCGTAGCCGCTCATCCGTGTCATCATCATGTATCGTAAAGCGTCGTATGCGTGATCTTCAGCTTTGGTATCTACGTCTTCACTGTTTGTTTTGGAGAGGGGTATACCAGCTATCTGTTTCACGATGTTCTGACAGGATGAAAAGAAACGAACTCGTGGTTCCTTTGAGTAGGGGTCATCTGCCAGACGACGGTGTATTTCCATCTTGCCCTGAACACGGTTGCGATCTGATGGAGTCCAGCGAACTCCCTGCCGCATCATCACCTCTGCTATGGATGGCCCGAATCCGGTCTTGTTCCAGCAAGAGGAGTCGAGTACGGTGTAGTGAGGTAACGGGTCAAGTTGTTCCGCTTCTAGTATTCTATCAGCTAATTGCTCCGCTGTCAAGTGTTTTGCGTATAGTTCCCTGTATACCCAAATGTTGTTGTCCCAGTCGATTGCACCCCACAGAACACAAGACGGTGCAGAGTAGCCATAGTCTGCTGCTCGTATGCGGGGCCAGTTCGTGGGAATGTCAAAATGTTCGACCACATGTCTTGCTCGTGAAAATTCAGGAAAGGCTGCTCCCTCTGCCACATCCCAATCCCCTTCGAGAAGTCTCTTCCGTTCGACATCTGGGAGCGAACGCAACATAGCCTCGTATTGACCGTCAGCCATGAGGTGGGGATTATCTGTCAACCGCGCTGGAACGAACTTTCGGAAGAAGAGCGGCTGACCTGCCTTTTCGTGACCGTTAGGCCAAGCAAATGTTTTGCGAGTGTCTAGGTCAAAAGCAGGGAATGCTTTGTTTTCGGGGGTACCTTCGATGTACATCTTCTTGACCCACCAGCCACCCACACCTCCGGGGTTGGCTGTGCAGCGCATGTACAGGTGTTCTTGAAGTTCAGGATCAGTAGCACGAAGCCTAGAACGCAAATAGTCCCACACATACGGTGTAGGGTATTGGGTAATCTCATCGATGCCTATCCAGTTAAATGCCTGTCCCTGAAATCGGGTAACATCTTTATCTCTGTCGAGGTAGGTAAACCAGATCGTAGCCCCAGACGGAAAGACCCACGTTGATTTGGATTCGCGGAACTTGGCTCCGGGAAACGCCTTTGTGTATAGCTGGCGTGACTTGTCGATTAGTTCTGTTAGTTCGTCGAGGGTACGCCGGAGAAGAAGACCCCTATGATTGGGGTTATGGCAATACCGTAGGGGATCAGCAAGTAAAGCAAACGATTTACCGCCACCAGCAGCCCCGCCGTAAAGAACGTCCCGCTCTCCCGCTGAAAGAAACTCCTCTTGGGGTCCGGGGTTAGCTTGGAAGAC